GATTTTGAATTTACTGTTTCAGGTGGAGCAGTAACCGAAACATTTAGTTAAGAAATAAAACGGGAGCAAACAAATGAAAAAAACAATTACAATTTCATATAACTCAGGTGAGCAAGCAACTTACACTGCCCAAACACCTGAGTTTTGTAAATGGGAAAAGGAAACAGGAAAAACCATTGTGGACATGCAAAAAAACATGGGACTATGGGATTTAATGTTTTTGGCTTATCACGCACACAAAAGGGAATTGGGTGGAAAACCAGTAAAACCAATTGATGCGTGGATTGAAACTGTTGCTGACTTTAATGTTGAAGTCGGTGATGCAGACCCAAAAGCCACCCAGTAGGAAGCCTAAATCGATTATTGGTTGAGTTGGCAATAGCCACACAAATACCAATGAAAGAATGGGTTGATGCAGATGATATTTATACAGCTATAGAAGTATTGGAGCAGAGGTATGGCAAGTGAAACAATCGCCTACAATAAAAAAGACCTGCGCGATATTTATAAAGCTTTCAAACTTATGGATGAACAAGCTACTGATGAAGCACGCCGTCAATCTGCTGCTCTGGCGTATTTTGCATCTGAAGAAATTAAACAGGCAGCTAGAACTAGAACAAAGGCTGGCAAAGTTGCGCAAAGAGTCGCGGATGGCGTTAGCATCTCTAAGTCAAGCAAAATCGGTGAATTCAGTTATGGATTCGCACGTCAAAAATTTTCAGGTGGTGCTACTACACAAACCCTATGGGGTGGCATTGAGTTTGGTTCAAATAAATTCAAACAGTTCCCTGCATATTCTGGAAGGCAAGGTCGTGGATCTCGCGGATGGTTCATTTATCCAACCCTTCGCAGAATTCAGCCTGAATTGATTAACAAGTGGGAACAAAGTTTTGATCGCATCATTAAGGAATGGGTCTAATGGCTACTGGTAATCGCACATTAAAGTTATCAATCCTTGCTGATGTTGATGATCTAAAAAAGAAATTAGGCGATGCCGATAAAGCCGTTGAAACTAACTCAAGCAAGATTTCAGAGTTTGGAAAGAAGGCTGCTGCTGCTTTTGCTATAGCTGCTGCTGCTGCCGTTGCCTATGGCACTAAATTAGCCATTGATGGGGTCAAGGCTGCAATAGAGGATGAACAGGCACAGTTAAGGTTAGCTGCTGCATTAAGGACTGCCACAGGGGCTACTGAAGGCCAAATAAGGGCAACTGAGGACTTTATCCTTCAGACTTCTTTAGCAACAGGTGTAGCTGATGATCAATTGCGTCCAGCGATGCAAAGATTGGCAGTATCTACAAAAGACACAGGCGAGGCTCAGAGATTATTAGCACTTGCTTTAGATATCTCAAAAGGTCGTGGATTAGAACTTGAACAAGTTGCCAATGCTTTGGGTCGTGCTCAAGATGGAAATACTGCATCACTTGGCAGATTAGGACTTGGCTTATCAAAGACAGAGTTAGCCACATTAAGTTTCACAGAAATTCAGACAAAGTTATCTGATCTTTATGGTGGCGCAGCAGCTACAAATGCTGACACATTTCAAGGAAAGATCGATCGCTTAAAAGTTGGATTTGACGAGGCTAAGGAAAGTTTAGGAACTGCCTTATTGCCAGCAGTTGAGCAATTTATTACATTCTTAAACGATACAGGTATCCCAACATTAAACGCATTTATTGCAGGATTAACTGGCGATAAGGGATTAAGCGCAGGACTTGCTGAAACTCAAAGAGGTGCTGAAGGATTTGGAAAAGCAATTGGATCAGTTGTTGGCATAATTCAAGGTTTTATCACATTCTTAAGAGAAGCAATTGGTTTAGTCGTATCTTTAGCCAATGAACTTATTCGAGTTGTGAACATAATTCCTGGTGTCAATATCGGATCAATTCCAAATCCATCACCAACAGCCAGCAGATCATCATTACCATCAGTTCCAAAAGGTGGATCAAACTTTACTTATGGCGCAGGCAATCCAGCAGTAACTAATATTTATGTAAGTGCAATCGATGGTGAAGGCGCAGCAAGAGCTGTTGGAAAAGTAGTTAATCAGAGTGCAGCTCGAAGCGTGCCAGTATTTACTGGAAATGGAATCAGACTAAATTGACAGTATGGACTCCAGATTGGAAACTAACTGTCGGTGGGGTCGATTACACTGACATAGCAATCAGCGATATTCAGCATCAGGCTGGTCGCGATAACATTTATATCCAACCAAATCCATCTTATGTTCAAATAACGCTCGTTGCCTTAAATGGTCAAACATTACCTTTTGACATAAATGATGGTTTAGATTTACAAGTCAAAGATAGTTCAGGAAGTTATGTAACCATATTTGGTGGAGATATCACCGATGTAACTGTTGCGGTTGGTGCTACTGGTTCAATTGGAACAGTCATTGAATACACATTGATCGCGATGGGCTCACTTGCCAAGATAGCCAAAGACATTTGGGATGACAACATTTCTCAAGATGAGGATGGCAATCAGATCTATACAATTTTGTCAAGTGTTTTATTAGGAACTTGGAATGATGTTCCATCAGCTTCTACTTGGGCTACTTATAATCCAACCGAAACTTGGGCTAATGCAGTCAATTTAGGATTAGGCGAAATAGATCAACCCGGACTTTATACGATGACCGCTCAATCAACCACAGTCGATACTATTTACAATGTTATTTCAGATATTGCCAATTCAGCCTTTGGATATATATATGAAGCCAATAATGGAAACATAGGTTATGCCGATGCAGATCACAGGCAAAATTATCTGCTTACAAATGGTTATGTTGAATTAGATGCTGGCCATGCTTTAGGTGCTGGATTATCAACTGTTATGAGATCATCAGATGTTAGAAATGACATATACATAAATTATGGCAATAACTACAATTCACAGGTTACAGCTAGTGATGCAACATCAATTACTCTTTATGGCTACAAAGCCGAAACTATCAATTCTAGGGTTCAAGGTGCAGTAGATGCTCAAGCTATTGCTGATCGCTATATTGACCAAAGAGCCTACCCACAACCAGCATTTCAATCTATAACATTCCCAATCACTAACTCAGAAATTGACAATGCCGATCGTGATGACTTATTGGGTGTATTTATGGGAATGCCTGTTGATATTAGAAATCTGCCTAGCCAAATATCAGGTGGCACATTTCAAGGATATGTTGAGGGCTGGTCATGGAGCACTCGATTTAACGAGTTATTTTTGACAATCAATGTTTCACCAGTTGGATTTAGCCAAGTGGCGATGCGTTGGAATACAACCCCAGCCACAGAGGCTTGGAACACACTAAACCCAACATTGACTTGGGAGTACGCTACAATAGTAGCCTGATAGAAAAAGGATAAAATGGCAACCACTACCAATTATGGCTGGACAACACCAAACGATACTGATTTGGTTAAAAATGGAGCCAGCGCGATTCGTTCGCTTGGAACTGCAATTGATACAACTGTTTTCACAAATGCTGGCAACGCAATCGCTAAAACTATTGTTGATGCCAAAGGCGACATTATTGCAGCCACAGCAGCAGACACAGTTGCAAGATTAGCAGTTGGAACTAATAATCATGTTTTAACAGCAGACTCCTCAACAGCCACAGGATTAAAATGGGCTGCTGCTGCTGGCGGTGCAGGAAACATGGTTCAAGTTGCAACTGGAACTTTAAGCGGAACTAGCGTAACAATTTCATCATTATCAACTTATACTGATTTAATTTTAAGAATGTCAGGAGTTTTAACTGGTGGCTCTTATCAAATAAAATTGTTAATTAACAATAACACAGGATCAAATTACAATAGTTTAACAGTAAGAAATACAAATGATAGTAATGACTGGGAAAGAGATTTGGATGGTTTAGACACTGGAATAATTGTTCCAGTCGGTGTTAGTCAATATAATAATGGAAACAACAATTGGAATTTCAAATTTACTAATTGTAAAAATGCAGGATTTACAGATTATCTAATTCACCCAACACATGTTCGAGTCGATGCTGGTGATCGTTACATTATTACAGGTGCAGGCGTTTATATTCAATCGGAAGCCGTAAGTTCTTTAGTAATTACAACTGCTGCTGGTTCAACATTTACTGGCGGTTCATATACACTTTGGGGGGCATAATGTTTAGAATTGAACACAATGTTGAAACTGGCGAAATAATTGAAATTCCTTTGACTGCTCAAGAAATCAAAGAAATTGAAAAATTACAAAAAGAAGCAGCAGAACAACAAGCAATTATTGATGCAGAATTAGCAGAAAAAAAAGCAGCACGCCAAGCAATTGCAGATCGTCTTGGTTTAACTGCTGATGAATTAAAATTGCTACTTGGCTAATGAAGCCTTGGTTATCTAAAGCTGCTGAAACCTTTAGGGAACAAGTAAATGTCTGCTTCCCTGATCGCAAGCGCACAAGTGATGGATGGATTGGTGATGCTCGCCATTCAGCCAGAGTCAGTCAGCATAACCCGAACGAACGCGGTGAGGTATGTGCCATCGACATTGACGCTCGCCTATCTGACCAAGAAGGAATTAGTTTCGATCTGGCAGATCAGATTCGACAGGCAGCAAAAAAGGATAAGCGTTTTCTGTATGTAATCCATGCTGGTAAAATTGCATCAGCAAAGTCGCTTTGGAAGTTTAGAAAATATAGGGGCATAAATCCCCATCATAAGCATATTCATATTTCTTTCAAGCCAAATCAACCTGGTCATAAGTTCGACATCCCACTACTGAAAGGTAACTAATGAAACTATCTAAAAAACACAAAGCAGCAATTAAGTCATATTTAAGAGCTGTGGCAGCTAGTGGAATAACAGTTGCTTTAGCAATAGTGGCTGACATTCATCCAGCTTATGCAACCTTACTTGGTGCAGTTGTTGCGCCAGTAGCCAAAGCATTAGATCCAAAGTCCGGGAGCGAAGTAGATTATGGCCTTAGTGAAAAATGAGTCCAAACGAATTAGTCGCATTTGGCGTTGGCGTTTGCAGTATCGCAACCGCTTTATTGCTGGCTCTACGATGGGTTATTAAAAGTTTCTTAAGTGAACTTCGCCCAAATTCTGGCAGCTCGATTAAAGATGCTATTAACCGAATTGATGAGAGAAGTTTAAGATTAGAACAGCGTGTTGATGAACTGTTCTCTTTAGTTAATAGGCGATAATTTATTTTATGGCGAACACACGAAAACGCACACCACGCAAAAAGGTTAATCGGAGAGTAGTTCGCCACACTCCTGAGCCATTGACTAAACTAGATCAATTCTACATAGCCAAACATGAGATATTCAAAGCTGCTCGCCGTGCAGGATTCTCTGAGTCGGTTGCTTTATATTTGATGGACAGCGATCGAATGCCAGATTGGATAGTCGGAGATGGCAACATAATTCCAGTTATTCCAACTCCAGATGAGGACGACGATTAAGCGATACGCTTTTATCAGCGATTTACAAGTGCCATTCTTTGATGAGAATGCAGTTAAGTCAGTAGGCAAGTTTTTAACTAAATTTAATCCACATCGAACAATTCAAATTGGCGATGAAATAGACCTTCCACAATTAGGCGGTTTTAATGCCGGAACTATTGATGAAATGGTTGGCAACATACATGACGATCGACAACTGACCCAAGAGGTTTTAACTTATCTTGGCGTTACTGATGTATTAGGCAGTAATCATGGAATTAGACTTTACCGATCAATTAAGAAAAGATTACCTAGCTTCTTAAATTTGCCTGAAATGCAATATGAGCGATTTATGGGCTACGATAAATTAAACATTAAATTCCATCCTTTTGGCTTTGACTGGGCGCATGGCTGGACTGCCGTTCATGGTGATGCTTTTCCACTTTCTGCAGTACCCTCTCAAACGGCCTTAAATGGGGCTAGAAGGCTAGGAAAGAGCGTGGTGTGTGGGCATACCCATAGACTAGGGGTTTCGGCCTTTACAGAGGCATCTAGGGGCAAATTAGGGCGTACTGTATGGGGCGTTGAGGTTGGCAATTTAGTAGATTTAAGCAGTTCAGGTATGGCATACACAAAAGGCTATGCAAACTGGCAAACTGGCTTTGCTGTTGCTTATGTAAAAGATCGCAAAGTTCAGGTTGTGCCGATACCTATAAATGCAGATGGCAGCTTCATATTTGAAGGTAAGGTTTATGGGGCGTGAAACAGATTATCAGCCCCGCACGATTGATGACCATATCGACGATTTTGAGGATATTAGCGTTATCTAATCGTTATAAACGACACGCTAAGAAATTGTTTAACTGTCAGTAAAAAGGTTCATACTAATCCCAACGCAAACAAATGTTTTGCGGAACGGGAGCAACAAATGGAAAATGCAATTTATTGGATGATTCTGGCAGGTTTTGTCGGAATGGTTATTTATTTCATTGATGAATGGCGTATGGAAAAACATTACGAAAATGGCTATTGGGCTGGTAGATCAGCTGGATGGAAAGCCAGTAATGAACATCAAGAAAATATACGCAAGTTAAAGTCAAGGGCGGTTTTTGATTATGACAAAAACTGAGCAGTTATTTGATGATGCCATCAACCTTATTCACTCACGCGGATCGCAATATGGTCATCCGATGCCACAGCATTCGCGTATTGCGCAGCTCTGGTCTGCTTATCTTGGCTATCCGATTACAGCAAATCAGGTTGCAGTTGCGATGGCACTCGTCAAAATCAGCAGGAGCGTGGAAAGTCCAGAAATTGACGATCACTACAAAGATGCACTTGCATATCTTGCAATTGCCAAGACCTGCCATGAAGCCATGCAAGACCAAGATTTTGAATGGAAGGAGTAAATAATGGCTTTCAACCTAAATGAGTATGAAGATGTGGCTACTTTGAATAAATGGTTTATTAG